TTGTTCGTCAGCGTTTGAGTTTCAGTCTCACCCACGACGTTCGATGTAAGAGCGAGGCCGTGAACATTGTTCGTTGAGTCCTCATGCTGGCGGGACTCACGGAAATCACGGCCACTAAAACCATGCTCCACCTGGCAGCCCACAGAATGAGCGACCGCAGTAGTGGAATCAACGCCACGAGTAATCGTCAGGATGGTCCCCGAGACGTTGGTACATTCAACCAACTCTTCATCCACCGTGTCCTTATCAAGGATTAGTGTGAACGGATAACTGGTCGGGTACCCAGACGCCAAGGCAACAGTGATCGACGTGTCCGTCGAATTAATTGAGTTGACGAGCGTGGTCTTTCTCGCCGTCGATGAGTAGTAACGTGCCTGCGCCATATCTACCTCTCGTAATGTGCGCGGATCGGATTCTCTGCCTGCTGCTGACGGCGGACCTCTTCAAGGCGCGTCCGGTACAAACCGAGCAGGTACTTACCAAGGCGCTCACCCGCGCCAATAGGACGCATATTCGCCGCAAGATCAGCGGTTGCGCTCAAGCCACTAACCAGTGGCGTCTCCAAGTACGGGACCATCCGGTACGCAGCGCCAAGGCGCACAACGTCAATCGCACTATCAGGTAAGCCGGTAGCACTGAACAGGTCAGTGTCTGCTGACAAAGGCTGCGGGGGACCAGCGGTACGGACGTGAATCTGCTGGCCGGGTACCGGCTGCTCGTACAGGCTCAGAGCCGGACCACCGGCCGTGTATGGACGAAGTTCGTATTTACGAATGGGAACAAACTCAAGGGACGGGCCAACCTGCTTACCCGCCACGCGAAGCACGTGACGTGCATTCGTGTTCGTCAAGGTGAAGTTGACCTTGGTTGGGTCAGCCGTCAAGAACTCGTCAGTGATAGCGAACAGATCAGGGTAGACAGCACTAATGCTGTCGTTCACGGCCTGACGGACACTGAACCGAGGGAACTGCGGGGATGAAACCACTCGCGTGCCAGCCGCGTGTGTGGCAGCGTCAGTGCCACGGAAGCCACGGCCGTACGGGGGAATCGTCATGGTCTGCGAAGCGCGGTCAACATTGTCGACCTGCAACAACTCGTAGCCAATCTCCACGACGCCACGAGAGATACCGGATGCGTCGTTGATTGTCGCCGTCAAGTCAGTGCTGTTTAAACCACCCAGAAGATACGTCGACTGATCCTGTTGGTTGGTAAACCCAGACAGGTACAAGAGGGTGGAATCAACCACGTCACCCAAGGTTGTCGTCATGCTCCTGCCCTTCTAATGGCTGCCATGCTCGCCTCATGCGTAGACCGTTCCGGCTGCAAGCCAATAGACTTCGCGTAGGCGTAACTGTTTAAGTCTTTGTTTACTTTCGCTGCCGTCTCACCCGCGATACGCATGTTCGCGTTACGAGCGCAAGCACCCCACGATCCACAATCCTGAGTAGGGCAACCAGTCCTGCATTTGCTCATCGTTTAAACGTCCTCAATGTAGGCACTGAATCCTGCGGCAGTAATCTCTGTCACCTGCGCATCCGTCAACTCGTGACGGTGACCACCCAGGTAGTACGAGTCCGCGAGTCGAAGTCGCTCAGCGGACGGGAATGACACCAGCGAACCGACGCCACTTTCAATAACTAATGTCTTAGGAGTTTCGGTGGTGATAAGCACGCCGAACAAGGAGTCGTTCGCGTACTTCTCAGTAATCTTGGGAGTGCTAAGAATCTTCACTAAGTCTCCATAACGCAGGAGGGGCCGACCGAAGCCGACCCCTCCCGTGACCAACAGGGATCAGGTTGCGTTAGCCGCAATCGTCGAACCCGACGTGATCTTGCGAAGCGCCTCAGTGCGATACAAGGCCCACCCGCATACCGAGTACCAGCCAATAGGCCGGAAACGAGAAAGTCGATCCACAACCGGACCGAGTTTCACGGACGGCTCCACGGCGCACGCCTCTGCGAGCGCCTGGTTGCCAATGACGAACGTGCTGTACTCGTCCTCACCACCGGGACCCGTGCCCGTAGCCATGGGTGCGCGGGAGGTTTCGACAACGTAAGTGCCGCCGAAAACGCCCGTGGTTTGGTTGAGGATAGCGCCGACATTCGGCTCGGTGTGCTTACGAATGTCCTCGAAGGACAGAGCACCAGTCTCGTTGCGAAGGTCGAACGCAACGTCAGGGTGCATGTAAGCCGCGTAGAGCGAGCCTTGGCGCGGAACAACATTGTCGCCACGCAACTTGGCAACAGCCTTACGGATAGAAGTACCCGTGATGACGTCGGCGTTCAGGTCCTCAGTCTGTCCGGCAGCAGCGCCGTCCAGAACCGCAGACACAACCGAGTCAAGGCTGTCGATCATGTTGAACGCAATGATGTTTCCGATAGCAGGGTCGATATCGGCAAACGCAGTCTCCTGCACGTACCGAGTGTTAACCACAGCGTTGCCGTACTCCTTGAGCACAACACTCACCTGGTCAACGTCATCCAGCGCAGCCGCGTCAACGTCAGTTACCTCGGCCAGCGGAGTCGTAGCCTGTGCGAGGTCGTTGTACAGCGAGAACGTCACGGCGTAACCAGGCATAGCCTGCTGCACCGGACGCTTGTCAGCGAGGTCCCTAAATACGACCTGGGACCGCAACTGGAAATCAACCATCTTGTCATATGCACGCGCAACCAGGTCGTCAAAGCCTGTGCCCGTTCCACCTGCTGCGAGCGTGCTACTAACCGTCGGCGGAGTCTTGATGGACGCACCGGAGTTAGTCGCTGAGTCGATGAAATTGTCAGCCATTCTTGCGATTCACCCCCTTAAAGGGTTTAGTAGTGATTGGTTTATTTGACCGGACCATTCGGATTGCCGAACAAAATCTCATTCAATTCCTCGGGGGAACTGGCAGAGTCGATGCGACTCATAATGTCTCCCGCGCTAGCGGCAGGAGCATGAGAAGTAATGTCAGCCATACGACTGGCGGCCTGGACTTCCTCAGAAGATTCTTGAGGATCACCCGTACTAATGCCGAGAATGTCAGCGTTCTCGTTGAGCCACGCAGTAACATCATCAGCAGTTACTACCTCGGCTGGCATGAACTTCGCCATGCGAGCATCCAAGCCATTCGCGGTCAGTGTGCCTTCAATGACACTGTTTCGATTAGCAGTTGAAAACTCTTCAACCTGCTTGCGCAGTTGCTCAATCTCTTTCTGCTTAGACTTGTAAGCCTTACGCAGTTGTCGAACAACATCACTGCCCAAATCGTCATCCAGGCTGTCAATATCGAAATCGTCATTCTCTGACACGGTGTTACTCCCTATCTCTATGTGAATCGCCAGCCACAACAAACACCTGGGGGAGTGCCGTTGGCTCTGACTACCGGACTACTACACGCTTAGGGCCGGTCGGTCTAAGTCGGAGTGGACGAGGTGGGAATCGAACCCACGTAACCCGGCCTACCCTCGTGGGGTCCTAAACCGGGTTCTTTCCAATGTTCTCGCCCTGACTATCTACCCTCGGTTGGTAGATAGAGATGAAGAGGAAATACCTGACGAGCCGCTGAATCGCGCTCGCTCGCGGGACTGCAAGCCCCGCACCTTCTTCTTGGCTTCTGTATCCAAATCCATGCCAGCGAGCAAAGCCTCGCTGTCACTGAGGTCACTGCCTTCAATGTTTGCGAGACGCGCTGTGGCGTCACGGATAGCGGCAGCCTCAGTGAACTGCTGCGTGTAGTTGCCTACGCGAGCATCCTGATCGTCGGACAGCAAGGCAACTGTCTCTGCCGCCTCACGGTTAATGTCAAGACCAGTGCGACCAGCAGCCCCACCCAGCAGAGCAGCATTAGCCATGCGATTGATCTTGCTCTGAGTGCGAACAGGATCAAGGACGAACTCAGTCAGGGTCGCCGTGTCGATCCCGTAGAACTCTTGCAAAGCGTTGACGGTTTCGTCTGACGTATCAGCGATAACCCGGGCAGCGTCGTTTACACGCTCCCGAACCTCGGCAACGCTGACGCTGTAATCAGCAACCAACTCAGCGATGGAATCAAACTGAGCCTGCGTACCGTCGGGACCCAGGAAGTCACGCATCCCTGCCTCACGGAAAACGGAACGGTACTCACGCTCAAGGCTCAAGTACTCAACCTCGTTGGAAATATCCGTTATGCCCTGTCGACGCAAGTCGATAAGCCCCTTGAAGCGAGTCTTGTACGTTTCCGTCTCAGGCAGTTTCGCAACGATCACCTCTATGTTGTTGCCCCACTCTTTAATGAGCCGGTCAAGATCGTCGATCAAACCCTCCATGCCACCCCACTCGCCAAGGCGAGCAGTCAGAATGGCCTTTGCTTCCTGATTCTTGCGGTTCGTCTCGTCCTGCGCTTGACGGTTCAGGGCCGCGTTAATGGCGTTCTGCACGTCCTGCTGGGATACGCCAGGATTCCCGCCACCAGTATTCGTGGGTGCAGCCTGCACCCGAGCGAGTTCTGCACGATGGGCGTCGATGATGCGCTGAGCCTGTGGACCCTCCGGCAGACCCGCATCAATAATCCGCTGGTGCTGCGCGATGGAGGCGTTGAGATTCTGTACGTACTGCTGAACGCTCACCTAATCACCCATATCCAAAGATGCGACTGACTGCGTTTAAACCACGTGTGTAAGTGGCGGCAGCGTCATCAGACCCCTGCCACTCGTCAGTGTTACGAATAAACCGCTCGGCTTCCCAGAGGGGGCGAGCCTTCCAAGTGCCGTCGGCACCCTGCGACTGCATCATCTCCTGCATGATCGGGTCATTCATCGCCATATCGGATCGACCCAGCATCTTCTGCGCCACCGCACGGTACGGGGAAGCGAGGTCATAAATATCAATGCCAGCATTAATCTGCTCAGCCCACCCCGGGAACGCACCCAACATGTATTGGGTTCGCATCTCCTGCTTGACCTGATCCAAGGTCTTGTCACCGAAAGCGACAGAAGCCAGCATCCGGTCAGCGGACTCTTGATCTACCTCAAACCCATTACGCCGGGACCAGTTAGTGAGTTCCGCTGCTGCGGTCCCCAAGGTGCCGGTGAAGCCCTCGTTCTCTGCACTGGCTGTCAACTGCTCCGCGACCATTGGACGCAAGGCAGCATCAACCTCAAGAGCAGTCCATCCCTCACGCTGCGCTTGCGTAGCCAGTTCACTCAGTTTGTCCGGTTGAATCTGGAAACCCAGAACACGAGCACGATCAGCGATCAGATCGCTACGGTCAGAGACGTTATCCAGGTACTGCTCGGTAGTAGCCGGGTTGTACTGCTGACGATAAGACTTCCGCTCCTGCTCGTTTAAACCCTTCCACCACTCGTTGGTGAGGATTTCCTTTTCAAGCCAAGCGGAAGCGGCCTCGGCAGTCCTGAAAGCAAGGGGGTTCTTCTTATTGGTCAGGAGTTCCCTGAACTCATCCAGCAGTCGACGGAAAGAACCAGACTCGTCATTCTCGGCCATGCTGTACCACCACTGGTACTCAGCCTTAAGTTTCTGACGCTCCTTGTTCTTCATGCTCTCAACGGGAGCCGGTGTACTAAATGCCACTGTCAAGCACCCCCGTCGCCTGGATTGCGTTGTTCATAGCGTCAAGGACACCCGTCGTCATCTGGTACTGCTCCCACTCAGGCTTCTCCCGAAGGACCTCCTGCAACACCTCTTGACGCTCAAGGTCAGTCATTCCAGTCTCAGTGACCTGGACACCACCCTCAATGCGGGTAGTGCGAGGAGAATCCATCTCTTCTTTACGGACACGCTTGTACATGCGTTTAAACTCTTTGTCCGAAATGGTCCGGCCGATCATCTCCTGAGCCAAACTGTCAGCCAAAGCACGAACGTCAGACTCGTTGGCGTGCGTCACGAATGACGTCGGACCACCACCACCAGTGCCACCGGCAGGCTCTTGACCGAAAATGTCATAAGTGCCGAATGCACGAAGAACGTCAGCGGTCGTCACACCGGCAGCGACAGCCTCCGGTGTAGCAGCCTGGTCGATCGCCTGGTAGTACATGTTCTGTAACTGCGATTGAGACGGCTTGTAATCCGCTTCCTGACGGTAACGGACGTTGTAGACCTGCCTCAACTGCTCCATCGCAACCGGGTTCTTCACAATGTCGAACCACTTAAGTTCAGCAGCGCCGACACTCTGGTAGGCGTTCTGCTCATAGCGCGAACGCGCTGCGCCGGGAATGTAGTCAGAGAACCTTCCCCTGCTTACGACGTTCGTGCCGTACACGCTTACCGGGTCCTCGGCGTTAGCACTAAAGTAACGCGCCGCAGCCTGGTTGTAAGCGTCCGGCGCTACACCAACAGGGTTGGGTCGAATGCCACGATTCTGGTTCTGCTCAATGATGCGCTGAGCCGCACTCTTCCTACCTTCACCAAGTCCAGATGCCACTATCCAGCCTCCTCAATCTCAGACGGCCAAGCGGCACCAATGTGTAAAGTCATAGCCTTCATCGCATTCATCATCTGACGGTCATCCGCATACTTAGCGGCATAGTCCGTGATCGTCTGCTTCCAGATTGCTCGCTCTTCTTGTGCGAACTTGTCGTACTGCTTGTTGAAGTCAATCTTGGGAAACAACTTCTGATACATGTACTCGTTGACGGAGATGAGTTCCATGAGGTCCTTGTCTCGCTCGCTCCGCAAGACACCCTTGTCCTCAAGGGCCTGACCAGCCTGACGCATACGAGCCACGGCAGTGTTCTCGTACTCAGCCCCGCCGTACACCCACTGAGCCGCACTAGGAACCTGGATTGTCTGCTTACCGCCCTGCTCTAGGGGGTACTGCTCTTTGAGTGCCCGATTCGTTGCCTGCCAAACTTCCGGCTTGACCAGTTCGTTCAAGTAGTCCTGGTCGTAGGCAGCACGGTTCACATCCCGAACCAACTTGTATTCCGCAGTTAGCACTCTTTCGAGGTACGTAAGAGGTGTTCCCTGCGCAATCAGGTCGTTTACACGCAACGTCTCCAACCCACGCAAAGTGGTCGTGCCCTTCTGCGGGGCGAAGAAACTAAGACCCAAGGGGTTCTCATCAGCAATGTCCTGATGCTCCTGGATGAACTCATGCGTCTCTTGGAAACTCAACCAAGAGCCTGAGTTCTCCGTAGGTGCGCCCTTACTGACGGTGGCCACGTATGGCGACTTACCGTCGGGGTGCATCTGCATCCACAGGACTACCGCCTGGTCCTTATCACCGGTCGCCTTAAGCAAGGCAATGAACTCCTGCCGTAGGTCCGTGTAACCCAGGCTTCTGGCGAAGTCGCTACCACTCAGCGTCTCCATCTTGAGAGCCGCAGGAATCACGGGGGACAAGGCAGTCTTGAGAGCCATGACCCAGATGGAAGTCCGGTCGATCCTGCGCAGCAGGTCATCCCGATCAATGCCCTGCTCTTCCCAAGACTTGCTCTCATCCCACCATCCGGCCGCAGCAGCGGCCTGGATCGTTGACATAGTGGCGCTGTACTTAGCCCCATCAATGCCCGTCCCCAGCCGATCAAGGCTGTCCCGAATCTGCTCGGGGTCCGAAGCGAAGTAGTCGTCGACCTCCATGGCCAACTGCGCTGCACGCAGGGCATGAGGCGGGACCGCCGCAATCAGCGGGTTAGCCTCCCTGTCCGCGTACTCGCCAAACAGTTCGTCACGAAGGTCAATACCGAATAGACCCTCGGCAGCAATGACTATCGGCATCGCCGCGATGGTGGCGTACCAGCCGCTGAACGTCGGGAACACCGCATTGGGGTCAGTTGACGGAGTAAGTTTCGTGACCCCGCTGCTGTAAGCGGCAGGCATCGAATCCGTGTACATACCGTTACGGTCGAACACGTTGTTCATAAACCAGTTCAGGCTACGGAATACCAGCGGTGAACCAGGCCAAATGAAGTACTTGTCCCCGTAAGAGTCCTGCCAGAACAGTCCACTGTTGTCGATGACACGCCAAGCAACAGCGGCCTTAACGATGCTGGACGGCTCATTGCGCACTGCTCGCTGTGTGCGACGGAAGAAATCTTCCAGTGCTCGGTAGAAGCGAGCAACGTTGCGGACCTGCCAAGCCAGGTGGCTACGGATAGCCGGATTATCAACGTAATCAAGAGTGGCGAAGAAGGCACGCTCGGTGGCCATTTCAGTAGCCCACTGCTTAGAAGCGACAGTCGCCTCATCAACGGTCATACCGGCGGCGATTGCACGCTGACGCATCTGATCCTCAAGCGGCTGCAACACCTTGCGAGCATCAATGTAGTTGCCGATGAAGATTGGTTCACGAGTCATGCGAGCGAGGCTGCGACCCATCGCACCCCACAGGGACTGAGAAATGCTTGTGGTCTGGGTAAGACCCTGTGCATTCTCAGTGTTCATAATGATCTGGTC